GTGCCGTAGGTGTCGGCCTTGGGCAACCACTCGCAGTAGTCCTGCAGCGTCCAGCCCGAGAGCCGGAAGGACTTGTACTTGCCCACGTTGGCCTCGGAATGGTGGAGGCAGTAGTTGAGCAGCATGTCCATCGCCGCGCGGTCGGGCGTGCCAGCCGCGTAGCGCTTGTAGGCGCTGTCGGTGGTGGCCGCGCCGTCGATGAACGTGCGAGGCGTGTACTTGCTGGCGTCGCGGGTCGCTTCCATGTTGACCCACACCTTGCGCGCTTCGAGCACGATGGGCTGGACCCGCGTCGCTGTCTCGCCGATGCTGGTCAGCGACTTCGTGAAGTGGCCTTCCTGTAGCTGGCCCAGATTCTGACCCAGGTCAGCGAGCGCACCGCGGACGGTGGCGTAGGCCTTGTCGTCGACGACGACGGTGGTGGTGGCAGTAGCCATGATGATTCTCCCTGTCTGATTGGTGGACTACCCGTTTGGATGGTCCATTCCCTTGCTTACGACTAGTGCAATGCCCAGGGATTATGCCTCTTTCCATGCCATCTACTAGGGGCTTTGCACCGCATCCCACCCCACCCCCCCCACCCCCCACCCCTACCCGGGGCACGGGCGGGGGCCGGTGGGTGCTGTAGAGAGGGGTGGTGCTCCGGAGTCACATCCACGTCGTTGCAGGTGGGCCTCTGAGGGGCCCCCAGGGCCTGGTGCAATAGATTGCAGGTCGACCAGGTTCTCCCTGCCTCCATGCTTCGGATATCGACGAGCTCGTACACCCGCCGAGCATTGCATGCTCCGTTTGATGGAGGGTGGGGACTGGGTGGGGACTCAGTCCCCACCCACCGCGGGGACGGGGGACTGAGACGATTGAAGGAAGATGATAATGACCAGGTGTTATGCGATAACGACATATCGCTCCGAACGCGAGATTGCGCGCCCAGGTGGGGACTCAGTCCCCACCCAGTCCCCACCTGGCTAGGGCTTCCGCACCCCCGGCACGAAGCACCGTTTACCCTCGTTATCACCAAGCACGACCCACTGCTCCGCCACCGCGTGCGTGACTATGGCGTCGATGCTCTTGCGGGCATCACCGTTCAGTCGGTTGCGGATCAGGCGCCACGGAACGGGCTGCTGCGTCTCGTTGTGCACCCACCGCGCCAGGCTGCGAGCTCTATCCTCGATCCAAGCGTCCTGCCTCGCTGAGGCGCGAAGGTGATCCTGTAATCCAGCAGCACGGGCCTGTTGCGTCGACACCTCGGTCAGCCCAGCAAGCACACGTCCTCGAGTTGCGAGGGAGTGTCGCTCAACTTCACCGGCGAGCTGCCAGTGGATGGGCTCAGGCTGCGCGAAACCGTCCATCAGGGCCATTACGCAGGTAGTGCGTAGCCGCAGGAGCATCATGTGGCCGTCAAGACGACCACCTCCCTGCGTCCTGCGCTGGTAGTCCCAGTCGATCACAGCCTGCTGCACGTCGAGCGGAAAGGTCATCACGCCGATCTGCTTGCCCTGCTCCGGTGGGTAGTACGGCAGGCCGATATCCGTGACCCTGTGCTGGTAGCCAGCGACCAGCTTCGGCCCCAGGTGGTCCAGCCCGAAGAACAGCAGCCGACCTGGGAACCCCAGCGCAGCAGCGTCGCCCGTGAACAGGCTGCCTCCCACGCCGAACTGGATGCCGAGCACTGCGCACACCCGCACCAGGTCTGCGGGGAACGCTTCCTCGCCAGCGGCCTTCGTGCCGCCCACCTTGCTGCCTCGTGCTCCCGACCAGGCGGTGAGCAGGTACGGCAGCATCGTCGAGCCCGAGCGATCGTTCTGCTGCGCCAGCGCCTTGCCCTCGTCGAACTCGATCTGCACGCCCCGTCGGTACAGCGGTGTGAGCTCCTCGTCCCCCCGGCTCTTGCGCTGCGGCACCAGCGCCGCGGTGATCAGCCCCTCGCCGCTGCGCAGGTTGACGGCGTAGCGGAAGTCCTGGCTGTCGGTTGCCCCGCACAGCGCTCGAGCCATCGTCATCGCCGACGTCTTGCCCGAGCCCGAGGGCCCGCACAGCGCCGAGTAGACGTTGAGCGGTGAGTCGGCCCCGCTGACCACCGCCTGCACCCGGATCGACGACGGCAGCGACGTGGCGTACGTCGACAGCACCGCGCCGAGCACGGCCTCGGGGCAGGCCTGGTTCGAGTGCGCCGCATCGCGGATCGCCCCCAGCCACGGCCGAGCCTCCCAGAAGTCGTCGCTGATCCACCCCGTCGGCTCAGCCACCGAGAGATCAGCGGCCACCCGCGATGACGGCCCGCCGAAGCGGCGCAGGATCTCGACCCGCTCCGACGTCGAGGGCAGGTGGCCCAGCTGGTAGCAGCCGAGCACGTCGATGGTGTCGTAGGTCTGGCGCCCCACCGAGGCCGGGACCGGCGCGGCGTTGGAGCTGAACACGAACAGCCGCCCGGCCCGGTTGACCGTGGCGCTGTGGCCGTCGCGCGGGTCCTTGTCCGGGCGGGTCCAGTAGTTGTGCTCGGCGTCGCAGTGGCTGTAGGTCCAGCCCATGTGGCCGAGGACCTCCTCGATCGACGGCACCGCGACGCCGTCGATCCAGGCCTCGGTGTGCTCCATCCGAGAGAGTGAGACCCCGCCCGTCGGCACCGGAGAGCGTGGTGCCTCGGGCGGGGTCTCCGACGCTGCCACGGCGTCGAATGTGGAGATCACTGAGCAGATCGCTCGCCACTCCTCGGTGGTGGCCCAGGCGATTGTGTCGAAGCTGCCGCGGAGTTGTACCCAGGGTTGTCCACTGAGGTGTGTGGTTCCGTTGCTGGGGGCGGCCGCAACGTAGCCGCCGTGGCCGCGCGTCTCGACCAGGCACATCCCGCTCTCGTCCATCGCCAGCTTGGTGTTGCCCGGCTGGTCGTCGCCCTCGATGTGCACGGCGACGTGGAAGCCGCCGCCCGGCGTCTCGACGAGGTAGCCGTCGAGCCACGACTCGAAGACCGGGCCGAGCTCACCGAGCCGGGTCCGAAGCTCCGGGATGTGCTCCATGAACCGGCCCTCGAAGTCGAGTACCTGCAGCCGCGTCGGCCCGCCGCAGGCGATGGCGAAGCCCTCGGCCCTGCTTGCCTCACGGCGCACCGTTAGCTCGTCTGGCTGGGCGTCGATGCGATCCCGCCAGGTGGTGATGGCCGGGCGCTTGTTGGCGCGCAGCGGGATGACGGACAGCCCAGCCCGGTGGGCTGCGAGCATTGCCGCCTCGATGGCGGCGGTCATCACAGCATCTGCTGTGCGAGGTCGCACTCCACGCAGCGGATCATCGAGGTGACCCCGGCGTTGGTGATGCGCGTTCCGACCTTGCCGCACAGCGCGATCGAGGCGTGTTCGGGCGTCGTCGCGGCGATGAGGTGGGCGTACGGGATCACGCCGCGCCGGTCGCGCAGGTAGGTGTAGCCGGGGGCGAGCGGCTCGACCAGCTGTTCCAGGCGTTCCGTGTGGCGCCGTGGCTTGCGCCCCGGCCCGTACTCGTCGGGGTCGAACAGCTGACCTTCGTGGTCGTCAAGCAGACTCACTGCGCTCTCCTCGCTCGTGCCGCCAGGCGGCGTACTTCGCCGCGGCTGCTTCCTTGGTCGGGTTGATCTTGCGCCGGGGGGTGGCAGTGGCGGAAGATCCCTCGGGACTGTAGCCCGGTGGTGGTGGGGGGGCTGGCTCCCACCCGTTCTCGAGTTTCTTGCCGATCCAGCGCAGGCCGCGGATCGTCACGGCCTCGCGGATGTCGCGGAAGTCGTCGTAGATCTGGACGTAGCTCAAGCCCGCTTGACGTCCGGCGCGGACCACTTCGATCTGGCTGGGCGACAGCGCGCAGGGTGGTCCGAGGTGGCCGCGCTTGGAGGCGTCGTCGTTGTTCTCGGCCACCGTGCCGAGCTCGAGGTGGCTGAGCCGGAAGCACGGCGGGTTGTCGCACTTGTGCCGCACCACCAGCCCGTCTGGGATCGGCCCGTTGGCCATCGTCCAGATCCACTTCGAGGCCGTCATCTGGCGGCGCTTGTGGTCGGTCATGTGCACCGTCACCCGGCCGTAGCCGTAGCGGTCGACCGAGCCCTGCCAGATCCGGCACGGTGTCGGCTGGGGGTTGGGCGGCGGGTAGTCCACCCGCCGCCTGACGTACAGCTTGCGCGGTCGCCCGCCCTGTGCGTCTCCCCAGCCCATGTCAGTTGTCGAACAGGTCCTTGCCCGACACCGACGACGGTGCGGCGGGCTTCCACGACGCCGTGTACAGCTTGGGTGCGTTGAAGGCGCGGTTCTTCTTCACGCCCTCGCCGGTCCAGGCGATCGCCAGCTGGTCGCCGGGGTTGAGCCCCGAGCCCCCGCCGTCGCGCACCGCCTGGGCGATCGCGGGCTTCATCGCCTGGCCCTCACCGGAGGCGACCTCGTGGGCGCCGCCCTTGGCGAAGACCTGGCGGATGCCGTCGTCATCGTCGTTGGTGTGAAGCTGCGTCTGCAGCGTGACGACCAGCTGCATCCGCGGCGACCCGTCGGTCCAGAACAGCTTCTCGCCGGTATCTACATCGGTCTGCTGCCTGATCTCTGCCGAGACCACCTCGCCGATCACCACGTCGTTGAGGTGCTCGAACGGGAAGGCCTTGCCTCCCTGCTGCATGAGGAAGTCGTTGGCGTCCTTCTGAACTGTCATGGCACATTGCTCCTGGGTTCGTTGTTCCTGGGTAACTGATCGGAGTGAAGACCCCGATCCCACTCCACCCGCGGGTCACCCGGCGGGAAGGGCAGGCTGAATGCACCCTCGATGGCATCGAGCAGGTCGAGCACCGCCGAGAGTTGGGCGGCGCTGACGCCGCCCTGGCGAAGGGTGGGGGTGTCGTCTGGCCAGCGACGAAGGAGAATGGCGCGGGCCTCGGCGACACCCCCGATGACATTGATACGCGACTGGGCGAAGGAAGTCATCGCCTCGACCCACGCCTCGTGCTCGACGCCGTTGGGAATGTCTGGCTCGTGAGGCACGAAGTCCCCGAATGCCAGCTGCTCCATCGGGGTGGCCATCACCGCTACCTCGTCGGTCGGTGGCGGTGTGAAGCCGATGGTGAAGTCGTTGCGGCGACGCCAGCGGCGCACGTCGCGCACGATCCGGGCGCCCTCGCGCCCGACCTGCATGTCGAGCCAGTGGAACTCGCAGCTGGCTCGACCGGCTGGCATGTGGACGAGCAGGGCGATGTCGGTCCGCATGTCAGCTGGGAGTGGTGAGCGCTCGTTGGTCTCGACGTCGTAGAACACGCTGTCGATGTACAGCGCCAGCTGGATGGCGAAACCTGGCAGCGAGTAGTCGAGGCGCTTGCCCGTCTTCAAGTCGCCGAGGATGTGCTGGCCGGGCAGGACCGGGGGGCAGCCCGCCACTTCCAGTTCGCGTGTCGCTCGGTAGATCCGGTCGGCGGTGCCCGCCGCTCGCCACTCGTCGTTGCATAGGTGGCACTCGATGAACTCGCTCACCAGCCCGGCGGCATCGAGCTGCATCAGGTAGGCGGCGATGTCGGCGTCGAATGGTGGCGGGGCCCGGAAGCCGTCGCCGCTCTCGACCCGCTCGGTCATGCGGTGCAGCGCCGTGCCGATGTCGGCAGCCTCCTCGCCGCGGCCGCGCTGGATCGCACGCTCGCGGCGTTCCTTGGCGCCTTCCTTGACGCCGAGGTTGGAAGCGACCATCGCCGCGATGGAGGGGTCGCAGGCCACGCCCTCCATCGCTCGGTCGATCTTCCAGGTGACGAGGTTGGACTCGTCGTCGAGGTCCGAGCCCCAGCTCGACGGTCGGCTGTAGCGATCCCACTTCGTCGGGTCGTCGAGGCGGCGCACCATCGGAGCGCCGTTGGCCCGGCGGAAGTCCCGAGCTACGGGGTCGGCGCCGAACTCGTCGAGGCTGAGGCCCTGGCTCATTCGGTGTCGCCGTTCGGGGAGGAGGCCTTGGACTTGCGCGTGCGGGGCTGGGCGGCGGAGACGATGCGGGCGAGGGGCTTGCGCTGTTCGAGTAGCTCCTGCACCTTGGCGCCGATCTGAGCGCGCGTGGCGCGCAGGCTGGCGATGTTGGCGTCGATGGCGTCGAGGGCGACGCTGGCGTCAGCGACGATGGCGTCGGCGTCGCGGGGTTCCGTGGTCTGGGTGTCGGTCATTGGTCTGATCCTTGCTGGTGGGTGTGACGGGGTAGAGCCTTGAAGCAGCGCGGGCACTGCCAGGCGTTGAACAGGTCGATGTGCTGGGGCACGGTCCAGCTGCAGTGGCAGATCAGCTCGCCGCTGTCGCGCAGGCGGACGAGCTCGGCGTCGCTGACTGCCTGGGTGTTAACCATCGAGCACCGCCTTGGTGATCGAGGTGTGGCGCCCGTACTCGCAGATCAGCAGCGCCTCGGCGCGGTTGTGGTCCTTGACCCGGTTGAGCTGGTCGGCCACGGTCGGGAATAGTTCCTGCGCCCGCCACCGTGAGCGATTCTTGCGCTCGGTCTCGGAGAAGCCACCACCGAACAGCCCGAAGTAGCTCTGCCACTGGCGGGGCAGAATCCACACCAGCGGCACCTTGGCCAGGTGCACGGCGGTGCGGATGGCGCCGTTCGAGTCACCCTGGCTGTAGGCAGCCTTGGAGCCGTTCTTGGGCATGGCGTGGGTGCGCTCGACGTTGACCTCGTCGGGCTGCCACTGCATCAGCAGGCGGTAGAGCAGCGCTCCGTCGATGCCGTCGGCACCGCGGGGCATGTCGTAGACCGAGGCCTCGCCGTGATGGATCAGCGCAATGGCCCCGGTCACTCCGGGGTCGATCCCTACGATCGGCATTACGACAGGTCCACGCCAGCGGCGAGCAGCTTCTCGAGGAGGAACTGGTTGACCGAGACGCTCTCGGCGTCGGCCAGGTCTCGCAGGTGGTCGCGCTGGCGGAAGCTGATTCGCAGGGGCACGACGACCTTGACGTCCTCGGCTTCGGTGATGGGTTCTGGTCGCATGTCTTCATGGTAGCAGTATTGCACTGTGCTGTCTAGCATAGAGAACGTGAACACGTTCACATACAGGACTGCCTAGGGCTGCTACATTCTCGCCGCAGTGAAGCGCTTGATGGCACTGGCGGCTGGCCTGGTTATGGCCCTGACAATCGCGGCTAGCGGGGCCTCGCCGGGGCAGGCTTGGACCTGCGAGCCCGACGACTACATCGAGAGTGAGTGCGGCCCGACCACGGTGGCGACGACCACCACGACGGAGGTGACGACATCGACTTCCACTTCGACGTTGCCGAGCACCTCGACCACCTCGTCGAGTACATCCACGCTCCCGGTGTCGACAACGACTACCTCTACGACCCCATCCACTTCGTCCTCGTCCACCGTCGTGACGTCGACCAGCTCGACCACGATTGTCGCGACCACTGTGAGCACCCCCACGACCACGACTGTCGTGACTTCTGCGCCCACGACCACCACGACGACGACCCTGCCGCCGCCGTCCCCGGTGACGGTCGTGGTGAGGCCGTTCGTGCTGCCACTGACCCGCTGATCTAATAGGGCGATGGCGAAGCCCTACACCCCGGTCCGCCAGGACCCCGAGAAGATGCGCTTCATCGAGTGGCTGACCACTCCGCCCGCGGCGCGCAACCCGGAGACCGAGGCCGAGTTCGCCCGGATGATCGACGTCCACGTCAAGACCTTGTACAACTGGAAGCACGACCGTGAGTTCCGGGAGGTCTGGCAAGGTGAGACCGATCAGGTCATCGGCGACCTCGACAAGCGCCAGCGCGTGCTCGACGCCCTGTTCGAGGCAGCCAGCGATCCGCGCAACCCCCGCCACGTATCCGCGGCCAAGGAGTACCTGCGGGCGATCAGCGAGATGAGTCCGGAGCGCACCAACGGCTCGGGCAAGGCGGTGGGGTTGCTCACCGACGCTGAGCTGCAGCAGATGATCGACCGGAACATGGTCGAGCAGTGAGCGGGCGTACCGGGTTCCAGCCGCGCAACACGCCAGCCGAGCGCCGGGCCTTCTTCGACCTGCAGCGCAAGAATCGCACCCTCGAGGAGCGCCTGGCGGCGGTCGAGGAACAACTTCTCGATCACGAGGAGCGCATCGAAGTCCTCGAGCCGTGAGTGATGGCTACACACTCGAGGAGCTCCTGCAGGAGCGCGAGTGGCGCAAGATCGCACCGCCGTGGAAGGTGAGCGACGACGAGAAGTTGGAAGCCTTCCGCTACTTCTGCTCGACCTACTGGTGGATCAGGCACCCGGAGCGAGGGCGCATCCACTTCGAGCTGTTCGACGCCCAGATCGAGGCGGTTTACCTGTGGCTGCAGGAGCGCTACACGGTCAGCCTCAAGGCCCGCCAGATCGGCTTCTCCACCTTGATCTCCACCTTCTGCTTCTGGCTCACGTACTTCTATCCCGACCGCGCCATCGTGATGTTGTCCAAGACCGAGCGCGACGCGGTGAAGCTGCTCGACAAGGCGAAGTACGGAGCCCGCTTCCTGCCGCCGTGGATCAAGTACCGCGGCCCGGTGGTCTCGGTCAACCAGACGCGCATGGGGATGAGCAACGAGAGCTACATCGAGTCGCTCCCGTCGGCGAGTGACCCCGCTCGTGGCGAGACCGTCTACACCGTGGTCGTCGACGAGCTCGGCCTGCTGCCCAACTCGGACGAGGCGTGGGCTGCGATCGAGCCCATCGCTGACGTCGGCGGTCGCGTGATCATGCTCGGCACCGCCCAGGGTGAGGGCAACCTGTTCCACAAGCTGTGGGTCGGCAGCCAGAACCGCACCAACCGCTTCAAGGGCATCTTCTTCCCGTGGTGGTCGGGCGACCGCGACGAGGAGTGGTACGAGACGAAGCGCCGCGACCTGCCCGACTGGCAGCTGGCTCAGGAGTACCCGGCTGATCCCGATGAGGCGTTCCTGCGCTCGGGCCACCCGGTGTTCCACGTCGACACGCTGCGGGCGATGACGGCGGTGGACCCGGCGCGCGGTCGACTGGTCTCGGCGATCGAGGGCCGGTACTTCGAGGAGGAGCGCAATGGCCCGCTGCGCGTGTGGCGAGAGCCCGAGGAGGGTGGCCGCTATGTCATTGGCGTGGACGTTGCCGAGGGCCTCGAGCATGGCGACTACTCGGTGGCGTACGTCATCGACGCCAAGAGTCGTGACGTGGTGGCGTGCTTCCACGACCGGGTGGACGCCGATCTGCTCGGCACTGACGTCACCTTCAACCTTGGGCGTTGGTACAACAACGCACTGGTGGGGGTGGAGTCCAACAACCACGGGCTGACCACCAACAAGGCGCTGGCGCGGATGATGTACACGCCGCTGTATCGCTCGCGCAGCCAGACCAAGGCGCGCTCGGTGGCGAGTGAGGTGCTCGGCTGGCGCACCACGACGATCACCAAGCCGCTCGCCATCGACGAGCTCAACTCAGCGCTGCGCGAGAACCAGCTGCACTGCCACGACGCCGAGTGCATCACTGAGCTGCGATCGTTCGTGCGCGACGGCGACGGCAAGATGCACGGCACTCCCTGGGACGACCGCGTGATGGCCTTGTCGATCGCCGTGCAGATGCTCAAGTACGTTTGGCTCCGCGAATATCAGCCGGTTCTCGAGCCGCCGCCTGGCACTTGGGGCTATATGGAGCGCATGATGTTCGGCAAGCTCGACCGGGTCTCCGCCGTCCCGGTCGAGCGCGAACCGATCGGCCGACACTTCGTCAGGAGCACCAGATGACCGTTGCCCGCCAGAATCACCAGCGAACGGTCACCAAGCCGAACCGTCGCTGGGCCCGCCAGCGGCCGAGCTACCGGGGTGGCAACGATGACATCACCGCGCCGCCTGCACCGACGGTCACGAGCATCACACCATCGTCAGTGGCTCACGGTGTGGCGACCACCTCGTTCGCCGTCGTCGGCACGAACTTCAAGTCGGGCGCGATGGTGGTCACGTACACGGCGCCGAGCACGTCAGCCAAGACGGTGACGCCGGTCGTCGCCGATACCACCCACCTGTCGTTCACCATCCCTGCTGGCGACCTCGATCTCGCCGGGACCGTGACCTGGGTGCTCGACCCGAGCGTCGGTGCCAACGTGACCGGCTCGCCCATCACGATCACATGACCTGCGAGTGCGGCAAGCCAGCCGAGGCCGGACGGAGCGAGTGCTTCGGATGTCGGGTCCGCACGGTTGGCTTCGCGTTCAGAGGTGGCGGCACGTATGGACGATCGCGCTTCAACGATATGACCATTAGCGAGCGCCGCGCCGACATCCTCGGTGACCGCGTGCTCGGTGTGGATGTCGAGCCCGCCTCAACGTTCGGAGCGTGACATGCCGCCGATGAAGCTGACCGACAAGCTGCAGTTCTGCCGCGACGAGATCGAGCGCTCGAAGAAGTGGCGCAGCGACAACTACGACAACCTGTGGCACCGGATGATCGAGCTGTACCGGGGCAAGCAGTACGCCGCCGCGGACCGCAACGACCGCCTGGTGATCAACCTCGTGTTCGCCACCAAGAACGTGATCGCCCCGGCCGTGGCGATCAACAACCCGAAGTTCGTGGTCAACGCTCGCAAGCCCGAGAGCGCACCCAACGCGGTGGTCGTCGAGGAGGTGCTCAACTACCTCTGGCGGGCCCACAAGTACCAGGACGAGATCCGCCTCGCCGTCGACGACTGGATTCTCGCCGGGCATGGCTGGATCAAGGCTGGCTATCGCTTCACCAAGCCGCCCGAGGTCAAGCCGACCGGCGAGCTCGGCGGCGAGAACACGATCGAGACCGGTGACACCGAGGGCATCGACGACCGCTTGCCGGTGCCGGGCAACGCCGAGAGCGAGTCGACCGACTGCGTCGCCGACTACCCCTACATCGAGCGCATCAGCATCTTCGACATGCTCGTCGACCCCGACGCTCGCCTGCCCCGCGAGATGCGCTGGATCGCCCAGCGCTCGTGGCGCCCGATCCAGGACGTGCGCGTCGACAGCCGCTACGACGTCAAGGCGCGCAAGGCCGTGGCGGTGACCACGCGCTTCGTCAGCTCGGGCCAGGGCGACAACGACGGGCGCAGCGACATCGACACCGCCGACGAGGGTGCGATCAGCTACTGCGAGATCATCGAGTTCTACGACTTGAAGCGCCAGGAGGTCTCGACCTTCGCGCTGCGCGGTGACTCGGTGAACGAGGGCTCGGCTCAGAATGACGCCTACCTCATCAAGCCCGCTCCGATCCCCTATGGCAGCGGGCACCCGTTCCTGATGCTGCGTAACTACGAGGTGACCGACAACTTCTACACGATGGGCGAGATCGAGTCGATCGAGTCGCTGCAGCTCGAGCTCAACGAGACCCGCAACCAGATGCTCAACCACCGCAAGCGCTTCGCGCGGAAGTGGATCTACGCACGCGACGGCTTCGACGAAGACGGCGTGCGAGCGCTCGAGTCCGACGTCGACAACTCGATGGTCCCGGCGCTCGGCGACCAGGACCCCTCGCGTCTCATCGCCCCGCTGCCCTCCGTCGGCACCCCACCCGACTTCTACAACCAGTCCCAGCTGATCGAGGACGACATCAACACGGTGTCGGGCGTGAGCGACTACATGCGCGGGCAGCCCGAGTCGGCCATCCGCCGCACCGCCACCGAGGCGGCGATGATCCAGGACGCCGCCAACTCGCGCAGCCGGGACAAGCTGGCCAAGATCGAGTCGTTCCTGTCCGAGTGCGGCAGCAAGATCATCTCGCTGATGCAGCAGTTCGTGACCGGCGACCAGATCGCTCGGATCACCTCGGTCGCAGGGCGGGCGTGGGTCAACTACGACGCCGAGTACCTGCAGGGCGACTACGACTTCGAGGTCGAGGGCGGCTCGACCGAGCCGCGCAACGAGGCCTTCCGGCGCCAGTCGGCGCTGCAGCTCGTCGACGCGATGGCGCCGTTCGTGGAGGTGGGTGTGGTCAACCCGGCGGGCCTGGCGCGCTACGTCCTGCAGTACGGCTTCGGCATCAAGGACACCTCGACGATCCTCACCAGCCCGATGGATCAGATGATGCAGCAGGCCCAGCAGGACCCCAACGCGCAGGGTCAGCTGCCTCCCGGCATGCCTCCCGGCATGCCTCCCGGCGGCGAGGCGATGCCCCAGGGCGCCGATCTGGCGGGCCAGGGACCGCCCATCGAGCAGATGCCAATGGGTCAGGCTCCGCAGATTCCACCGGAGCTGCTTGCACAAATGGGCGGGTGAGATGTGGTTCAATAGCGCCTGACACAGAGCAACCAGGAAGGACTCGTGTTGTCAGACGCATATCCCTTCGGGGAGCCCGAAGCCGTCGATCCCGTGCCAGACGGGGCAGTCGAAGGTGATGGCATCCAGGCCGACCCAGGCCCACCCCCGGAGCCCGAGCGCTCTTACCTCGACCTCGACGACGACACGGCCCAGCGCTACGTCCGAGTCAGGGTGGATGGCGAGGACGTAGAGGTTCCACTGAGCGAAGCTCTCACGGGCTACAGCCGGACGGCCGACTACACCCGCAAGACACAGGAGCTGGCCACACAGCGCCAGCAGGCTGAGTACGCACTCACCATCGAGCGAGCACTGCAAGCTCAGCCAGCCGAGACGATTCGGCTCCTCGCACAGCAGTACGGAGTGGACTTCGGTCAGCAGCAAGCCCCGGCGCCAATCGCGCCGGGCGACTTCGATGACCTCGACGACAACCCCTACGTCGATCCGGTCGAGCGCAGGCTCGCCCAGATCGAGCGTCAGAATCAAGCCCTGACGCAGCAGTGGGAGCAACGTCAAGCGAACGAGCAGCTGCGATCGGCGGTCGGCCAAATCCAGCAGCGGTACCAGCTGAGCGAGAACGATGTTCGCGAGGTCGTGTCCACGGCACTGCAAGCCCGCATGGGCCCAGAATCGTTCGACATGATCTGGAAGACGATCGCCTTCGACCGGGCCCAGACGGCTCAGTCCCAGGCGCAGGCCCGCACGGCAGCGCAGAACGCGCAGCGCCAGGCGGCAGGAGCGAACGCTGCACAGCTGATCGGAAACGGTGGATCTGCCACTCAGGCAGGCACCTCACCGGCCCCGGCCAACGCTGGTCCCATGACCATCGCCGAGGCCTTCGCCGCCGCCGAGCGCCAGCTCGGGCGTAAGGCGGTCTAGGCCCCTCCCGAAGGGACCTTCCGTGGTTGCAGCCAACCCAACGCATCTACCCGTCGACTGGGACGCCCACCTGACGACGACGATGCACAACTACCACCGCACGCTGACCGACAACATCTTCAACGGTCGGCCTCTGCTCAACTACATGATGTCGAAGGGCCGCGTCCGCAAGGTCAACGGCGGCATCTCCATCGTCGAGCCTCTGATCTACGCCGAGGGCGAGTCGGGCAGCTACTCCGAGTGGCAGCAGCTCACCATCACCCCGCAGGCCGGGATCTCGGCGGCTCAGTTCCCGTGGCGCCAGGTGTACGCCACCATCGCCATCAGCGGCCTCGAGGAGGCCACGAACAACGGCAAGGAGCAGGTCCTGTCGCTGCTCGAGGCCAAGGTGATGCAGGCCGAGGAGACGCTCAAGAACCGGATGAGCCGGATGCTCTACGGCACGCTCGGTGGTGGCGCTGATCCGACGAAGGACTTCCTGTCCCTCGACGCGATCATCGACTCGACCGGTGCCATCGGTGGCATCGACCCGGCGACGAACACCTGGTGGAAGTCGATCGAGACCGCCGTCGGCGCCGTCGACGCAACCGGCCTCGAGAAGGCGATGAGCGCGGCGTACCACTCGAGCTCGGACTCGGGCAGCGACCGCGTCGATGCCATCTTCACCGGCCAGGGGACCTACGAGTTCTACGAGTCGACGCTCACCCCGCAGGTGCGCTACACCGACACCAAGTCGGCCAACCTCGGCTTCATGAACCTGCTGTTCAAGCAGACCCCCGTCTACTGGGACTTCGATTGCCCGGCTGGCGTGATGTACGGCATCAACTCGAAGTACGTCGGGCTGGTCTTCCACAGCTCGCGGTTCTTCGCTCAGACGCCGTTCTCCAAGGGTCTGTCGGAGTCGCTGGCTTCGGCCCACGCCACGTCGGGGCTCGCCTCAGCTGTCGACGCGCGGTACTCGTTCATCACCGCGTACGGCAACCTCACCACGCGTCAGCGCCGTCGGCACTTCAAGCTGACCGGCATCTCCGTCGCACCGTGAGATCGTGGGGGCGGGGGGTCCCCCTCCCCGCTCCCACCTGACAAGGAGTTCCAATGCAGCCAGGCGAGGTGTCCCGATACGGCACCACTCAGAATCCCGATGCGGCACGCGTCACCGCTGACGCGCTGTTCGGGACACCCGTTGGCCATCCCCAGGAGAACGCCGCCATCGGCAGCGCGGCGGGCTTCTCGACCGCCCCCTACATCCCGCCCAAGCGCATCTCGCGCGATGGCTTCTGCCGGGCCAAGGCCGACACCTGCAAGGCCCGCGCCGTGCGCGGCACCGACCTGTGCATCTTCCACGCTCCGGGCCAGGGTCGTCACGATCGCCTCGGTGAGGCTCCGTGAACCTGCAGCAGCTGCGGGACTACATCCGCACGCAGCTCGACATGGACGACGAGGAGCTGCCGAGCTCGATGCTCGACTCCTACATCATCGAGGCCTACCAGCGGATGATGTCGATGGAGAACCGTTGGCCCAGCTTCGAGGCGCGCTGGGACGTCACCCAGACAGCCGGTGACGCCGACATCGAGCTGCCCAGCGACTGCGACCCGGCGGGGTTGTTCAGCGTCATCGACGGCACCAGCGGGGTGCGCTTGGTGCAGGTCGCCAACGAGCAGGCCGAGGACAGCTTCAACCAGGTGGCCACGGTCACCACGCCCGTGTACTTCACGATCTGGGGTGGGCGGCTGCGGCTGTGGCCGAACCCCAACGTCGAGCGCGCCGTGCGCCTGCGCGGCTACCGCCTGCCGACGTCGTGGTGGCTCACCGGAGCCGGTGCCGAGGTCGACGCGGATCCGCGGCTGCACATCCTGCTCGCTCACTACGCCATTGCGCTGTGCTACGCCCAGCAGGAAGACGAGATCCTCGAGGACCTCTACATGAAGCGGTTCATGTCCGGGTTCACCGCAGCGCGCAACGCCATCTGCAACCCGCGTCATCACCGGCCGCTGATCTACGCCGGGGGCCTGCCCTATGGCGACACCGGGGCCACGAACATGGTCTGGTCCAATCCCCCGGTGGCGCCCTGATGCCCAACCGCCTCGATCCGATCAACCTCGTCGACTTCTCGGGCGGCATCAACACCCGCGCCTCGCCGTTCCAGCTGGCCGAGAACGAGACCGCCGAGTCGCTCAACGTCGCTGTCGATCGCCTCGGCGGGATCTACTCGCGCCCCGGCTGGATGAAGTGGTCGGCCGGTGACCTGTGGCCCGACCCGCTGACGTGGGACCCGCGCCGCGCCTTCATGCACAGCCTGTCCGACGGGCTCGACGTCGTCTACGTCGCTGCCAACGGCACGCTGCTGGCCTCGGCCGGGTCGACCACGCTGACCGATCTGCACGTCCCGGTGGCGGCGAACAGCCACATGGTCGACTTCGCCTCGATGGGCGACACGCTGTTCATGGCGTGCGGTCGCACCAACGTCGGCTACACGCGCACCGGCATCTCCCCACCGGCCCCGCTCGTAGCGGTCGGGGCCGGTGGATGGAACGACGACTACACCAACCCGGTCGGCGGCAAGATGCCCAAGGCCGAGCTGTGCGAGGCGCACGCGGGCTACCTGTTCACCGCCAACCTCGTCGAGGACGGGGTGACGATGCCCAACCGCATCCGCTGGTCGCACCCGACCAGCGCGGGCGACTGGGCCCAGGCCGACTACATCGACATCATCTCCGAGGGCTCGAAGATCACCGCCTTGATGAGCTTCCAGGACCACCTGCTGGTGTTCAAGCCGGACGGGGTCTGGGCCATCTACGGATACGACGCCGAGTCGTGGCAGGTGGTCAAGAAGTCGACCACCGCCGGGGCGCCGGGCCCGCAGGCCGTGACGCGCTCGGAGCGGGCGGTGTTCTTCTACTCGGGCTCCGACAGCGGCGCGGTGTACGCCTACTCAGGCGAGGAGCCACAGGAGATCTCGACCGGGATTCGCCGCTCGCTGGCCACGATCACCCAGCACGACAAGGTCTGGGTCGGGTGGTTGAAGCGCAAGCTGTGGGTCACCGTGCCGTGGAGCTACAGCGGCCCGGCCGACGACTCGACCGGCGTGTTCGTGTTCGACCCAGCGGTCAACGAGAACGGTTGCTGGATGTTCTACAAGTCCGCAGCCGGTGGTCTCGGCCCGCTCGTTGGCGGGTCCAACATCCACACCTCGGCCTTCCCGATGGGCGTGCTGCGCAACACCGAGTGGCCGCGGATCGTGATGCTCGATGCCATCGAGGACCAGGCCTACGACCTCGTCGGCGACGTCTCCGTGCTCGGCTCGACGACCGGCTCGTCGTGGGACTTCCCGGCGATCCTGACCGGCGACGGCTACGAGATCATCGCTACGGGCACGCCGGGGGCGCTGCCCTTCGAGACCATCTACCGCACGCCGTGGGTCACGGGCGGGTGGCCGACTCGTAAGAAGTCCTTCCGCCGCCCTGACTTCGTGTGCCGCCGCACCGGGCTCACCCACCAGCTGCGCATCCAGAGCTTCCGCGACTACGAGGAGGTCAACGCTCGTCGTCAGCACACCATGCAGATCGACTCCCAGGGCATCACGCTGTGGGGCCAGTTCGACTGGGGTGATGGGTCGCAGTGGGGGGCGGGCCGCGCCACCGGCAACAAGATCGTGCGCGGTGGGAGCTTCGGGCTGTGCAAGGCCCTGCAGGTACGCATCACCGGGATGACCCCCGGCGCCCGCTGGGGCATCGACGCCATTGTCTTGAAGCACGTCATGCGGAGGTTCCACTGATGACCCTTGTCCTACCCAACGACATCGTCAACGGGGCCCTCGCCGACGCCGTGCCGGTCGAGCAGAACTACCAGATCATCCAGGAGTACATCAACGGTGAGCTGATCCACCGCGACGGCTCGGTGGCGATGACCCAGCCCCTGCTGCTGTCGGCCGACCCGGTGCAGCTGCTGCAGGCGGCGACCAAGCAGTACGTCGACAACCTCCTGCCGGTCGGGATCATCCTGCCCTGGGCGGCGCCGACACCACCGGCCGGGGCGTGGCTCGCCTGCGACGGCTCGGGCGTCACGGCGACCGCCTACCCCAAGCTGTTCGCCGTGATCGGCACCCGCTTCGGGGGCAACTCGACCACCTTCCTGCTGCCCAAGATGGCCGGGCGCTTCCCGGTCGGGCTCGACCTCACCCGCACCGAGCTCAACACCGTCGGCAAGATCGGCGGCACCTTCACCGTGCCGGTGCCCGCTCACTCCCACCCGATGCCGCACACCCACCTGATGCCGCACACGCACGAGCACCCGCACACGCACGAGCATGTGCACACGCATACGAACAACCACGATCACGCCGCCTTCAACACCTCGAACCCGCTGACCGGTCACCGCCATGACGTGAGCCAGCGTCAGAACTCGACGCCGGGCACCACCGGCTCGGTGATGATGGCCAGCGCCACCGGCACGACCGTGGCTGGCTTCACCGGCAACGACGACACCGTGCACGCCCACCAGGTCAACGTGCCGAGCTATGCCGGGGCCACGGGCGCGGCGAGCGACGCCACTAGCGGCCAGCCCAGCGAGGCCACCAGCGGCCAGCCATCAGCGGCCTCGACGGGGGCGGTGTCGACGCCCAACACGGCCAGCTTCGGCACCTCGGGGGCCGAGATGCTGCAGCCCTTCGTGGTCGTCACCTACATCATCCGGGCGGGCTGAGATGGCACTCGTCGACTCTGGCTACTACGAGCAGCAGCGCCGCGGGGTCGACGATCAGTACGCCGCGCAGCTGGCGTCGAACACCTTCGCTCGCACCCTTGCTCAGCAGCGCGGCAACCGCGACCTGAGCATGATGAGTCAGAGCTTCAAGCGTCAGACGCCGAGCTTCCTGTCGAGCTTCGGGCAGCGTGGCTTCGGTGGTGGCAACGTGCGCTCGGGCGTGATGCAGCGCTCGATGCAGAACTACCTCGGTGACTTCACGCAGCAGTACGGCACGGCGCAGAACGATCTCACCAGCCAACTGCGCCAGTACGACCTCACCGGCACGCAGCTCGGTGCGCAACACTCGAGTGCCCTGGCTGACATCCAGCTGGCCAAGGCGCGCGAGATCGCTTACGCCGCGCAGAACATCGAGGCGCTACGCCAGTCACTCGGAGGTGTCTGATGGCAACGAATCCGTGGAGCAACTGGACTGCCCCGGCGACAGGTGCGACGAAGACGCGCAACCAGCAGCAGCGACGCAACAACAGCCCACAGGGTGCCCGGAAGCCGGGCATCCCGTTCGTCCAGTCGCTCTGGCGTCCGCCTCCCGCGCCGGGGACGCCGGGCGCCTACGCCCCCAACGCCATCGACCGTTCGCTCATGCGCATCGGCGGCAACGCTGTCACCAACTCCTTCGCTGCCAACGCCCCCGGTCCCAGTGGTCCTGGCGGCAGTAGTGGCGGTGGCGGCGGCGGTGGTGGTGGCGGCGGCGGTGCAGCCAAGCCCGCCGTGACCCAGGCGATGATCGACGCCCTCACCCAGGCGCTCGGCGTGCGCGGCCCGCAGCTCGGCTACACGCCGCTACCCGCCTTCCAGGGTCAGCGTCTCGGGGCCTTCAACGCTGCGCCGTACAACACCCAGCGTGGGCTGGTGAACCAGGCCGTCACGGCCGACACGGCGAACATCAACACCAACCAGGCAGCCACCGCGCGGGCGGTGCAGGGGGCGTACTCCAACCCCTACGCCACCGCTCAGGTGCAGGCCGGGCCGCAGGCCCCGGTGATGGGGGCGGGCCTGATGGCCACGGCCGGTGGGGTCGCCAGCCCCGACGCCGCGGCGCAGGTGAACCAGGCCAACACGCAGGACCAGGGCACGTTCCAGGACCTGCTCAAGGTGCTCTCGGCCAGTCAGCAGGCTAGCCAGGGCAGCCGCATGCAGCAGGTGGCGATGGACGCCAACTACGGCCGTCAGCAGCTCGGTGCGCAGGCGCTCGGGCTGCGCGGCGGCATCGCCAACCAGCAGGCCCAGGCGCAGAACGCCTGGCAGCAGCAGGCTGCCGAGCGTGACTACCAGAACAGCCTGATGCGCCAGCAGTACGCCAGCCAGAATGCCCAGGGCCAGCAGGCTGTGAACCAGGCCAACTGGACCCAGGGCAACACCACCCAGCAGGCACGACTGCAGCCGATCCTCGACCTGATCAGCCAGTCAGCGAACATCCCCGGCCTCAACTTCCAGAAGCTGATCGCGGCGATCCAGCAGGGCGGTGCCCGATGAGCGACAGCTGGGGCGGCGGGCTCGACCCGACGACGCAGGCGATCATCCAGTACCTACTGAGCCAGGGCGGGGCCCAGGCCGCGCCCTGGCAGGGCGCGGCAGGCGCCGATCAGCTGGGTCAGCTCAGCTTCGGCTTCGACCCCTCGATGATGCAGCAGCAGTCGCTGGGCGGGTTCATTCCTCCGAGCCAAGACCCCGAGGACGCGGGCACGCTCGAGGAGGCCGGGCGCCAGGGCAACTACCTACAGGACTTCATGGACCTCAGCAGCGACCCGATGATCGCTGCGCTGATGGGCGCCGGGTCGTTCGCTGGTGACTCCTTCGCGCCCACGGTGGAGCGCGAGCTGATCGCCCGCCCGGCCACGCAGCAGTTCAACCAGTGGCTGACCAACGCCCAGGCGGGCGAGGTCTCCTTCGAGGGCATCGTCGCCCAGGCGGTGCAGGCCGGTCGCTCGCCGCGCACCGCGGTGAGCCAGATGCGCCAGCTCATCCAGCAGGCCGACGCCAACGCAGCTACGGACAACCCCGACCCCGACCTGCAGGCCCAGGCGGATGCCATCCGCTCGTTCCTGCCGCCGTCGTTCCAGTACGACTCGGCCGGTGAGCCGCTGACCGGAGACGCCGCGATCAACTGGCAGTCGGCCTTCGACGATGCCGACGATCTGGTCAAGCCGTACCAGGAGGAGCAGCAGACCCAGCCCGGCCCGATCGGTGCGACCTACGACCAGGACGGCAACCAGACCTCGAGCGGCGGCACGATCATCGTCGGGCCCGACGGGCAGTTCTACCGCGAGACCACCACCGAGTCGCCGCTGGCCGAGAAGTACCGCGAGCTCGGCATCCCCCTGCCGACGGAACAGTACGAGGCGGGCGACCTGCTCGGCGCCGAGTGGCAGCAGGCCAACCAGGCTTACCTCGACAACGAGCCGCAGATGGACGAGGCCTATCAGCAGCTGCTCAGTGACCGTGACCGGGCGCTCTCCAACGCCACCGGCGACAACCTCAGCCAGAGCGACGTCTTCCGCATGGACTCGATGGACAATGCCGCTACGCACGCAGTCGGCGCTGCGCCCACGCAACAGCAGCAGCAGCAGCAGCAGACCACGGACCAGTCGAGCAACAGCGCGGCCGGACGCCTGAACAGCGTTGCCACGGCCGTATCGCCCATCGCTGGGCCGACCAGTGCGTGGTTCCAAGATATGTGGACCG